TATGACACACTTGTAAACTATTTTTTAAATAAGGTTCAATTTTTTTGTAGTGTGGCCACCAACGTCTTGTGAATGCATTATCTATTATTTCTATTTCTACTACACCGGTGGGTATAGCGTACGATATTGTTCCTAGCATACTGTTATTATAATGTAAATTTTGTTATTGGTCAAGCAAAGGCTACGGCAGGTAGGATAAATTGTATCAATTTATTCAGACTAAAATGTTATATAAAACAACAACACAGTAACCAGACAAAATTGCACCAACTACATTTGGTCCATTTACTTTTTTTACTGTTTTGCTAACTAATTCAGTCATTTTTTCCTTTCTATTCAGATCCTTCTCGCTCTGTTTTTCCGTATTTGTACGCACCACCTGTTAAATTTTAAGTGGTGCGTACCGGATAGTCTAAGTTCTCACATAATTTTTTAAGGATTGTGTGTGTTACATAGGTACTTATCAAGTACTATTAAAAATATACTATAATTAGACGGCATTTGCAACAGAAATTAATTGCAAATCTTGCAGAGACTTTTTCAATAAATAATATTATGCCAAAACAGAGCGTAATCATAATGAGCGGAACCACCACAGTTGGTACAACCGTGGGTGACAAGTACAAAGCAGACGGGTACTTTGGACTGACAGACGGGTTACATACTGTTTCTTATAACACCACAGCCTTTGATGGTACCATAAAAATGCAAGGCACGTTGGCTCAAACCCCAAGTGAGAATGACTACTTTGATATTAGTGGTACAACACTAGGTGGAGACAGCACAGTGAGATCCACTACTGTCAGTTTTAATTTCACAGGCAATTTCACTTATGTTCGAGCAAAGGTAATTCTAACTTCAGGTACAGTGGACAAGGTACTTTATAATTACTAGTATGTCAGATAATTTTGTAAGATTAGTTTTCAAAGAAGAGCAGGATGAAAGAATTCCTATGTTGTTCGCGGCTATGACAGAAACTGCCCTAATTGGATATGTAAATGAAGATCAAGACAGTTGGAACATTGATCATTATGTAACCGAAGAAGGTGATTATGTGTATCAAATTGGTCTTAACAATCGAGTTGAAGAAGCAGAATCAGACAAATTTGCTGACATTTGTGCAAAATTATTTTCCGAAAAAACCTTTGATATAGACTTCTCCAACTAAGGTTTTCAACAAATTTAAATAAACTGTTGTTTTTACTGGCGTTTTTGTGTATAATTACAACTATACAAATGACGTCAAGTCATTTGTGTGTGTTACAAAAAAGGAGATGTCTATGGATATCTTAAAACAAATAAAGACTTGGGCCGGACAACTTGCGGAAGTTGGTGCTAGTCTAATTGCATTGGGCATTGTTATCGAAGTGTTACTCGGCAACATGGCTGTTCCTTTTGTAGGAAGTATAGATGTAATTGGCAATGTGCAAAACATCCTGTCAGGCTTTTCAGATGCAGGACTAATAGGATTAGTTGCTATCTGGGTCTTATATAACATTTGGAAGTCTAAGTAATTTGTAAATCAAATTAACCCCTCAGTCAGTATCAAAGTTTTATAATGAAGCCTTGAGTACTGAGGGGAGACTGACAAAGTAACGCATAGTAAATGATAAGGAGAATAAATTATGAATTTACTCAAAACTGTGGGAGCAACTGCTCTTGTAACGATTGCATTATCAACATTTGCTGTTGCCGAAACTACGGTTACATTACCAGATGTTAATGCAAACGTCTATGGTAAACTATCTTATATGGGTTACTATAATGAAGACACTTCAGGAAACGCAACATGGAAGTCTGGAAACAATGCTTCTAGAGTTGGAATTGAAATTTCTGAAGCAGGCGATATGAATGCGTTCGGTAAAATCGAAGTTGGCGTAAATGTTGACGACGCTGGAAACGACACATTCTCATCACGTCTAGCATATTTAGGTGTTGATTCACCTCTAGGTGCAATTAGTGTTGGTAGACAAAACTCTGTCTTCACTGGTGTAACTGGTGCAACTGACGTGTTTAACGTGTATGGATCAAATGCAGACAATAACCAAGGTTCTAGATTATCTAACACTTTGGTATATTCAACTAGCATGGGTCCAGCAAGTGTTTCAACACTGGTACAAATGGACGGATCAGACAGCAACAACGATATTGATATCATTGAAACTGCTGTAGGTTTTACTGTGTCTGTTGTTGATGTTAATGCTGGTTACAGCAAAAACGAAAACACTGAAGTTGATTACATGGCTGTGGCAGGCTCAATGGATTTAGGTCCAGCGGCTGTTACTGGTATGTACAACATCAAAGACGATAATGGAACTGAAACTAAGGGTTATGAATTAGTAGCATCAGTTGGCGATATCTCTGTAGGTTACGGAGAAGTAGTTGATGGTGACACTTATATCACTGCTGGTATTGACAAAGCATTGACAGGAGCATTTTCTGTGTATGCTGAATATCAACTAGAGCAGAACATATCCTCTAGTGAAGAAGATCAAAACAACTATGCCGTTGGTGCAAAAGTTACGTTTTAATCTTTAATAGGACTATCAAAATGAGGGGTTGCTTTTTTGCAATCCCTTTTTTTGTGATTAAATATGTTATATGATGCAGGCTGGAAACATTATTATAGCACCTCCACAACAAAGAACTGAACCATGGCGTAACTCTGTAATAGCATTATGTTCTAATGACGTTGCTGGGTGCTGGGGCGTAATCACAAATAGAAGAGTTGAATCTCCAAAGTGGCATGAAATAGCAAAGCAATTTAAAATAGATTGGCCCAAAGAACATAGCGTTAAACTTTGGTATGGCGGACCAGTACAGCACAACGGAGTCATCTGTTTGCATTCTTCAGAATATATGATACCAAATTTGACTGTGCAAATTACAGAAGGATTATGTATGTCGGAATCATTACAAGTGGTTAAAGATATACGTGATGGCAAGGGACCAAACACATACAAAATGATTATAGGACATTGTGGTTGGACCACAAGTCAACTGCAATTAGAAATGGAACGCCCAACAGGTCAAAGATGGTTACAATGTGACTTTAATTCTGATCTAGTATTTTCTACTCATCAAAAAGCAAGTTGGAATATGGGCATCAGACTTGCTGGACAAAAAAATACCAACGAATCATTTGCAATAGTTTAAGATAGATATTTCCAACTGATAGGAAAACTTTCCATGGCAAAGTCTGCTATAAAGTTTGCAATCTTCTGTGTTTCTAATTGTGTGTCTTTGGCACATCTTAATTGACACACTCTGGCAAAGGCATATAGTGTGCCTGACCAATACCATTCAGTCATCATTGATTGTGGTAATACCATTCTTGCTTGTTCTGGTGCAACTCCGTCGCCTAGTATTGCTTTATAAGTCTCGAAACATTGTTTGGTGTACTGGGCATAGTAAGACTGTAAGTTTGTGTTGTTTGATACCGCAACGTCTAAGGAACCTTGCTTTTTATCTTCAGCACGACCTCTCCATTCTTCCGGTTGATAAAACTCAGGATCATCATCTACATATCTACGTGATACTTCATTCCATACCAAACCAACTTGATGTTTTACCAATTGTCTTGCTACAAATACCGGAGCCTTTATTCTGAACTGCATTGATGCATGAGCAAAAGGTGACCAGTGGTTGTGTGTTGCCAAATACTTAATTAAGCCTTCATCGTTGTCTGTGAGTTCTTCTTTGCGTTTGGCAAACGATACCCTTGCGGCATTTACAACAGACAGATCTGAACCCATACCATCTACAAGTTCTACTTCCATGCCATTGTATTTTAAAGTTTGCATATTAATAATTATCGTAATAAATATGGTTATGAAAATAACCGAAATAATACTTGAAGGCAAAAGAATACCTCGTAAAAAAGGACAGAAAAGAAAATCCAAAAAACACTCTGACCTATACACAGACGAAGATCCAAAAGGCACGATACACGGACTAGGCTTCAAAGACGAAGCCACTGCAAGATCAAGCATAACAAAAATTAGAAAGTCTGGACGTTCACACGCACATAAAATACAAGCGGCAGTGGCCATGGAGCAGAGAGCCAAAGCGGCAGGCAAGGCAGGTCCAGCGGCAGTATATAGAAAATTTATAAACTCCATGAAAAAGAAAACCAAGAAGAAAAATGAAGCGGCTGGTGTTGGAATAATCACAAAACAAAACACAACCAAAGATGTAAAGCCGGGTCAAATCAAAAAGAATCTAAAAAAATTAAAACTAGCATAGCACAACATAAATATTATTTTAGGCACAAGGCAAAAGGAGGCAGACACAATGTCCGAACAAACTGATATACAGGCGTTACTTGATAGATTCAAAAGAACAGTCCCACCAGGAAAAGATTATCAAGATAGACTAGCAGAAGAATTTGAATTAGTTCTTAATCAAAGATTTACACAATATTTTTTACAAGTATGTGACATACTTGACCTTACAACAGACATAACACACATGACAAGAGGATCAGCAGGCAGTAGTTTGATTTGTTATCTGTTAGGCATAACAGATGTTGATCCAATCAAATGGAATATACCTGTTGCTAGATTTATGAATCCTTTGCGAGATGATTTACCTGACATTGACATAGACTTCCCTCATCACAAACAAGAAGAAGTTATGGAAAGAATATTTAAAAAATGGCCAGGCAAGTCAGCAAGGATATCAAACTATGTGATGTACAAAGAAAAGTCTGCTAAACGTGAAGCACTCAAAAGACTAGGTGTAAAAGGAAACTTGCCACGTGGATTCAAGTACGAAGATTATGATGTTGATGTAGCAGAAGCAAAACGTATAGAAAAAAAATTACTAGGCAAAAAAAGATGTATATCAAAACATTGTGGCGGTATATTAATGTTCACAAGACAGTTGCCTAAAAGTTTGTTTTCACAAGACAATCAAATACTGTTAGACAAAAATGAAGTTGAAGATTTAGAACATTTGAAAGTAGACATACTAGCAAATCGAGGACTGTCACAGTTGGTAGATATATCTCCAATGGCCCTTACAGACTATCCAGAAACAGATGAGGAAACATCCAAGTTGCTGTGTCGTGGTGATGTATTGGGTGTTACACAGGCAGAGTCGCCTGCTATGAGTAAACTGTTTAAAGCAGTCAAACCAACCAGTGTGTATGATTGTGTGTTTGCAACTGCACTGATAAGACCCGTTGCTACCAGTGGACGTAAGACTGCTTCTATGTTTATGGACTGGTCACGTGAAAGACAAACAGATACTGTGGTATATGAAGATGATGCTATCGAACGTATAGCATCGTTGATTGGTGTTGATTACTATGAAGCAGATATGTATCGCAGAGCATTTGCCAAACGCAAAGAAGATAAAATAATTGACTTCATAAAAAAATTAGGTAATCATCCTCAAAAACAACAAGCCATTGATGCTCTCAATTCACTGAGTGGATTTGGTTTGTGTAGAGCACACGCAGTTAATCTTGGCAGACTGATATGGGCATTGGCATATCAAAAAGCACACAATCCAAAACAGTTTTGGGATGCCTGTCTAAAACACGCACAAGGATCTTATCGTAGATGGGTACACAAAAATGAAGCCAAGCAACATGGACTGTTTCAAAGAACTAAATCAAAGTCTGATGTAATAGATGATCCTGTGTATCAGTATAAAAAATTTGGTTGGTGGTCACGCAAAGATTTTGTGCCTGGTATGTATGTGCAGAACACTTGGGGCGACTATGTAGAGTTTGCTGGCATGATTGCAAATGGCAGAGTGTATAAAGGTCATGGAGGCAAGTATGTTACCTTTGCAACACTAGGTGTTGATAATTCAGAATACATTGACGTTGTAATCAAAAAACCGTTGTCACATTCAAAGTATGATATCATATGGGGGCAAGGAGAAGTAAAGTATCGTAACGGTTCTGATCATGTAGAAGTAAACAAGTTCAAAGCATATTCAATCGATCAATGGTGCAAAGAAAAAAATGTCAATATCAATTAATAAAATTTTGATCGAGATAAATAACATTACTGTTTGTAAAAACAGTTAGGCAAAAATAAAGCAAACAAGGCAAAAGGAGGCTCTTATGCTAAAGCAAATCCGCAGTTGGTTTTCAAGACCAACACAATCCGAAACAATTAACTTCGACCGAATTAAGAGACAACTCAATCGCAATCCCGTGTGTGATCCAAGTACATCAAAAACAGAGGCACACAGAAGATATGCTGAGATTATAAGGCTTGTTAAATAGAATTATGATCGCTTTGATTGAACATCTTAAATTGGCAGTTTTTGCTCCTAGGTTAGGTACAAGTCCTAACCTAGAGGGTGTGTACTCGGAAGACCTAGATCATTGGGCAACTAGAAATGATGGTAAAATATTATCGGTTGCTGACAGTGATTATGCATGGCCCCATTTTTGTAATCAAGTAAACGACCCAGAAGAGTATTGCAAAGTCTTAGTGGTTCGTAAGCCTACTGACAAAACAGTTCCTCAATCTCCGTCGACATCACAATCACAAAATTTTGATTTACGTTTTAACTATTTGTTTAACGCAGATCATTTATTGTGGATCCATCATGTGATGGGAGAATATGGCATGAACCCTTGTGAGCGTTCCAGTTTCTCTCCGTATGAACATTCACAAGGGTTATCAGATGAAGAGCAAGATAACAAACTTTGGAATTATGTACCTAAAACTTTAATACAGTATAAGATTCCGAGATATGCACACGATGGTGTGTATCGACGTTGGTGCGAAGATGGTGATTACTTTGTTTAGTGTGTTTCAGGACGTGTATCGCCATAATGCATCACAGTGATTCCTTTTTGATGTGGAAACTGTCTGTTGACATCAACCACAACTGAACCTTCTGCAAATTCCAAATCATTAAACTTGTTTGGGTGTGCAATAAGATATACTGCAGGTATTTCTAATACAGTATCATAATCTACTTCAGCACCCATATCAGCAACTATATTGCCAACTAGTACTGAAGCAGAACCTGTGGAGTCTGTCACATTGGGTTTGAATGACTTACCCATTATGATAACGTGTGGTGTGTTTATTGCTTGTGCCAAACCCCACAAATATTCAGCAATGGCCCGTGCTTGGCCATCTCTGGCCAGCATCACTGCTGAAAATATGTCGTATGGTAAATCTAACTTTTGAGAAAGATGTCTAAGTGCAATATTATCACGTGGATGACACCCGCCTCCGTCTCCCATACCTGAATTCATATATTTGGTTGATATTAATCTATCTGTTGCATTTTTTAAAGCATCTGTTACTTTGTCACAATTCATGTGCCCAGTTCTCTGTGCTACATCTTGAATCATATTGACGTATGCTAGTTTGAAAGATATAAATGTGTTGTAAAAAACTTTTGTTGATTCTGACTCTTCCCATGTGCCAATACACAGTTTAGGTCCTGCCCACCCATATATTGCATCGTAACAGTCTCTCAATGGTTTTGATCCTCTTCCGTCACTGGTTCCTATTGTGTGAAACTCGGGATTGCGGAAATCATCTTTAACAGTACCCATAGCAATAAAATACGGATTGTAAATTATATTTGCTTGTGGTATGCGTGGTGCAAATTCTCTTCTAGTGGTGCCTGGTAACACAGTTGATATTATCACAACAGGATGATCTTTTGGTGTGTGCGGTGCTATGTCATCTAACACTTTGGTAACATACGAATAATCAAAATCTTTTGGTTCCAATTCAGCAATAGGATATTCGCCTACATACTTTGGATCGTGCGGTGTTTGTACTGCTATAAAGGTAATGTCATTACCCATTACACATAGTTCTGGTGCATCTACTAGATTAACGCCTTTTGGTTTTTCAATGTCTTGTATATCGTATCCAGTCACTTCATGATACTCTGCCATGACTTCAGTAACATCTCGGCCTAATTTTCCTACGCCTATAAAACCAACTTTCATTTTACTCTATTTCCTCTCAATGCAAAAAATAAACCACCACAGTAAAGTAGTAAATGAAAATGCTCGTACATTAACACATACCATAAACTTTCTGGTTCTAATATTAATATCACACCTGTCATTATACCACACATAATTATACCTGAAAATCTAGTGAGCATATCACCAACGCCAGGTTTAAGTGCAATCGTAAGACCGCCGACTAATAATCCTACACCTGCAAAGAATTCGCCCCAGGCAACAAAGAACCAAACTGACATAGGTAATCCAAATGCCTCTGCGTCTGATACATCAAGTGGTAGTTTCTGTAACCCTTGCAATATAAAAATAACACCTAAAGGTACTCTAAGTAACCAGTTAGCACCTTTAAAGTCTGGTATTTTTTTTAAATATTGCTCGAGTGTCATCATAATTGATTTATCAAATTAGGCAATATTTTTTTACTTTTACCAAATGTCTTAGCATTAGCGATATCATCTTTGTTTGATGTATCACCGCCAACAACAACTAGTGCGATCATACCTAAACCCTTATGCGGTGTACATTGATACAAGTAAACACCAGGTGTATCAAATGTTACACTAACGTCTTTGTTCAGTTTACTTTTCTTTGGTAATGTAGCACCTTCTGGGCCTGCTATAAATTCTACATTGTGCCCTTTAGATGCGGATACCCAAGTAATTGTATCGCCTACATCAATTCTTGATATGTCTTCCGAGTATGCCATTTTAGCACCATCATCTCTTTTGTTTAACATATCAACTGTGATATCTGCCGCATAACTCGATGTTGCAAACATCATTATAATTGTTATTAATTTAATCATCATCATCCTCCATGTCTATTTCTGATATTAATTGTCGAAGTTTCGATCCTTCTGGTTTGCCTCTAACTTTTCCTAATGTGCTAGATTCAAAGTCTTCATCGCTCTGTGATTTAGTATCCGCTGGACTTACTTCACTTGACCTTTTCATTTTGTCATAGATAGTACTTCTTTGTTTACTAAACTTTTCGTATTCCTCATCATCTGACAAGTCACGTATTCTCAATGTATCTATATCAAACTCTAAATCAACCTTCTGCCCTACACCAGAACTTGATCTAGTTTTCATAAACTGTATTTGATATCTGCCACGTTCACGCATGGCACGACTTGTAAAGATACCAATCACGTTGTCTGCTGTTTGTATTTTACTTAATCCCCCTGCTATGTGCGAATGATCAAATTCAATTTCTTCAACTGCACCTCTGTTTAACTGTGATGCAGTAACAAATAATATTTGTAATTCAACTGCTAGATTACGCAGTTCTTCTGATACATATTTGTCTTTCACAAACAAATCACTTGGCGACACTCTTTTGTTTTTTGGCATCATCAAGTCCATATAATCTATACACAATGCATCAACTTTACAACCATGTTGTATTTCAAACTCTTTTACAAATGCTCTAAGATCTAATACTGTGCTACCAGATGGCAAATACTTGATACGCATTTTACCACTTGTTTTTGCTTTCATTCTAATTTTTAAATCTACATCATCTATATTTTTAAAAACTTCTCTTGCTGGTGTGCTGGACATCATTGCATCAAGTCTCATTGATGTCAACAGTTCACTCAACTCAAGTGTAATATACACAACATTTAATCCTGCTTCTGCCCAGTTGATTGCCATGTTCTGTAAGAACAAACTCTTACCTGCACCAGAACCACCTGCAAAAATATTCAACTCGCCTCTGTTGAATCCCCCAAATAGTTTCTTGTCAAAGCCTGGCCACCCTGTACTTACTGTACCATTGTTGTCTTTCAATGCCATCAGTCTTGACTTTGGATCTTCGAAATAATCTAATCCTAAATCTTTGGTCAACCCAATCTGTACTGCTTCTTTGATTTTGTCTTCTACAGATCCATACTCGCCTTTTTCCA